CGGGTTCCGGATCGTGACCCGGTGGGCGTGTGGTGAGGAGGCCGCGGTGACGGTGTTGTCGGCACGGTGGCGTCCTCGCTGGGACGCTGCCGCGGCCCGCCTGGCGGGCTGGTCGGGGACGGCGGTGCGGCAGCTCGGCCGCGGCCTGCCCGGTATCGCGGGCCCGCTGCTGGTGTCGGCCGGGATGTGGATGGCGTGGCGGCCGCTCGGCCTGATCTTCGCCGGGGCGGCGCTGTGGCTGCTCGACCGGCGCGTCTGATGGGCGCCCTGTTTCTGGGCGCCCCGGTCTGCCAGACGACGCCGCAGAGCGCCATCGACAACTGGGGACGCAGCCAGGCCAGCGCTGCAGCGCTCCCGGCGCGGCTCGCGGTCCGGCCGGAGCTGACCGCCGCCGACGTGACCTGGCTCAACGACCAGTTGGCGCTGACCGAACGGCCGCCGGTGCGGTACGCACGGGAGCTTCCTCGCCCGCCGATCTGGACAGTGGTGAGCGCCTGATGGGCATCTGGTTCGGCAGCACCCGGCAGCCGCAGGAGCGCCGCTACAACGGCTTCTCGATCTCATCCTGGGGTAACACGGCACCCCCACCCCCGGCCGCCGGCGTGCGGGATTCGCTGGCTGCGCTCACCGCGTCTGCCGAGGTCAGCTTGCAGACGGTTGCGATGTGGTCCGCCGCTGACCTGATCACCTCGCTGGGCAGCGAACTACCGATCGACGTGGTCCGCGGGTCCGGGTCGTCGAAGAAGATCCTGGCGATGCCCTCGTATCTGCAAGACCCGGGCGGCGACGGCTACGGCATCGAGGACTGGATCGCGCAGCTGCTCATGTCGTGGCTGCTACGCGGCAACGTCAACGGGAAAATCCTCGCCTGGTCGCGGGATGCCGAGTCGGCGTGGCCCACCCAGATCCAGCTCATCCACCCGGACCGGGTGTCAGGCTGCTACGACGAACACGGCCAGCCGGAGTGGCGGGTGTCCGGCATGGAGGTCACGGCGGCACAGATGTGGCACCGGCGCGTGCACCCGATCGCTGGCCGGCTGATGGGCCTGTCCCCGGTGCAGTATCAGGCGTCCACGCTCGGCCTCACCCTGTCCGCGACCCGGTTCGGGCTGGACTGGTTTTCGGAGGGTGCGCATCCTTCGGCCATCCTGCAGTCGAAGACCCGCAACCTCGGCCCGACCGGAGCGACCACCGCGAAGCAGGCATTCCTGCGGGCGGTCCGCGGCCGGGAGCCGGTGGTGCTGGACGGGGACTGGGAGTACAAGTCCATCCAGGTCAACCCGGAAGAGTCCCAGTTCCTGGAGACGAACAAATTCTCGCAGGCCCAGGTGGCGCGGATCTTCGGGCCGGGTATGGCCGAGATGCTCGGCTACGAGTCCGGCGGCTCGCTCACCTACACGACCGTCGAGGGTAAGTCGCAGCACCTGCTCGTCTACGCCCTGAACCGGTGGTTGCGCCGGGTTGAGCGGGTGCTGACGCAGATGCTGCCCCGCGGCCAGTACGCCCGCCTCAACCGGTCCGCGTTGCTGGAGCCGGCCGTTTTGGACCGGTGGAAGGTCTATCAGACGCAGCTCGCCACGAAGGCGCGGACGATCAACGAGGTCCGCGACGACGAGGACTGGGCCCCGGTGGCCTGGGGTGACGTGCCCGCAGGATCTGCGGGAGCCCTGCCGCTGGCTGATCCGAACAACCCGAACGATCCGCCTCAGAAGGGGGCCCCGAATGCCGGGCAAAGCTGAACGCGCGAATATCCGGGGCACAGAACGACGCGCCTACCCGGTACGCCTCGAGGTCCGTGCGACCTCGGCCGACTCGACGACGGTCGAGGGTTATGCGTCGGTGACCGAAGCCCCGTACGAGATGTGGGACTGGGCCGGCTCGTACACCGAAGTGGTCCGCTCCGGCGCGTTCGCCAAGACCCTGTCGGAGAATCCGCAGGTGCAGCTGCTGCTGAACCACGGCGGTCTGTCCATGGCGTACACCCGGGCGGGGACACTGCGCCTGTCGGAGGACTCGACCGGCCTGCACATGGCCGCCGACCTCAACACCGGCCGCGGCGACGTGCGGGACATGGTTGCCGCGCTGTCCGACGGGGCAGTCGACGAGATGTCGTTCGCGTTCCGGGTGCCAGCCGGCAAGAGCCAGTGGTCCCCCGACTACGACCAGCGGGACATCCTCGAGGTCGACATCCACCGCGGCGACGTCTCGGTCGTCAACTTCGGCGCGAACCCGGCGACCTCGGCGGCGATGCGCGGCCAAGACCTGGACCAGATGGACGAGGCTGCGGCGCGGGAGTTGTACGAGCGGCTCGGCCGCCGGCTGACACCGCCGCCGAACGACCGGGCCCACGAGCTTGATCTCTACGCCGCCGAGCTGGGTATGCTTGCCTGACAAATCCAAACGTCTGTACGGCTAGCCGGGCCGCGAGCCGGAACCCCCAAGCGGGGGTCACCACTCGCCAGGAACCACTCGACGTGAGCAGACCCACAACCCGAAAGAGGGGGTGGGGACTCATGCTGGAGTTCCTTCGGCAGCAGCTCGCGCAGCTGCTGGAACGGCGGGCCGCGCTGCGGGCCGAGCTGGACGGCGTCATCGCCGAGGCTCGAACGCAGACCCGGGGCCTGAACGACGACGAGCAGACCCGCATGAACGCGGGTACCGAAGAGCTGCGCGGCCTCATCGCCCGCGAGGACGAACTCAACGGGCAGATCCGCGACGCGGAGGAAACCGAGCGGCGTGCTCAGAACGCGGCGACGGCTCGTGCGCAGACCGGCCAGACCGGCGAGCCGCGCACCGGCGGTGCGGTGGTCACCAGCGAGCCGCAGGTTTACGGCCGCCGTTCCGGCAACTCCTACTTCCACGACATGGCGCGGGCGCAGTTCCGGTCCGACCACGTCGCGCAGGAGCGGCTGAACCGGCACGCCGCGGAGCTGCGCGTGGAGCTGCCCGCCCGTGAGGCGCGCCGTGAGGCGCGGGCCCGTGAGCAGATGGACTCGATGGCCACGCAGGAGCGGTGGCGTGACGAGCAGCGGGCGGCCGCGTTCGAGACCCGCGTCAACCCCAACCGCACCGATGGGCAGGGCGGCTACTTCGTTCCACCGCTGTGGCTGATCGACGAGTACATCGGCCTGCCCCGTTTCGGCCGGCCGATCGCCGACGCGGTCCGCGGCCTGGAGCTGCCGGCCGGTACCGACAGCATCAACCTGCCGAAGGTGGCGACCGGTTCGGCGACGGCGGCGCAGACCGCCGACGGCGCCGCAGTGACCAGCACCGACCTGACCGATACCAGTGTGTCCGCGTCGGTGTACACGGTGGCCGGTCAGCAGGACGCGTCCATGCAGCTGCTGGATCAGTCCCCGGCGCCGGGCTTCGACACGGTCATCATGCAGGACCTGCTCGGCGACCTGGCGCTACGGCAGGACGTGTACGTGATCAACGGCACCGGCGCGTCTGGGCAGCCGACGGGCATCCTGAACGTGGCCTCGCCGAACGCGATCACCTACACCGACGCGTCTCCGACGCTGCCGGAGATGTGGGTGCCGTGGATGCAGTCCATCTCGCAGATCGCTTCGAACCGCAAGCTGCCGCCGACGGCCACATTTGCCATCCCGGCGATCTGGTACTGGGCATGCGCGAACCTCGACACCACGGGCCGGCCGCTGATCGTGCCGGAACAGGGCGGGCCGTTCAACCCGATGGCGTTGCAGACCGGCGCCGTGTCGGAGGGTCCGGTCGGCAGGCTGACCACGGGCACGCCGGTGATCCTCGACGGGAACATCCCGACGAACCTCGGCGGCGGCACGAACGAGACCCGGATCATCACGCTGCGCACCTCCGACCTGTACCTGTGGGAGGGCCCGATCCAGACTCGAGTCCTCACCGAGGTCCTCTCGGGCACGCTGCAGGTCCGTTTCCAGGTGTACCGGTACGCGGCGTTCATGGGCAACCGGTTGTCGAAGGCGATCTCGATCGTGTCGGGTACCGGCATGATCCCGACCGCCGGCTACTGATCGGCGGACTGACATGTCTCACGATCTGATCGCCGAACTGGCCGGGTACCGCAACGAACTGGCCGGATACCTGCGCGCCGGTTCGACGGAGCGGGCCGCCGCGGTCCGCGAGCAGATGGCCGCGGTTACCGCGGCCATCAGCGGCGAGGCCGACCGGCTCGTCGCGCGGGCCGAGAACCACGAGCAGGCCGGCCAGGACGTCCTGGCCGCCCGGGCGCGGGTGGAGGCGCGCCGTCTGCGGCACGCCGTCGACGACGCCGAGGTTGTGCAGGAGACGGCGGCCGACGCCACACCGCGGGAGACCGCGGTAACCAGGAAACGAGCACCCCATGCCTGACCTCGTCAACGGGGTCTACCCCGTCAAGAATCCGCAGTGGCTGTCCAACGGTCAGCCGTCCGGCGTGTTCCGCGAGTCGCTGCCGGGTGGCCGGCTGCAGGCGGTGTCCAACATGGCGTCGCCCGGCACCGGCGTGATGCTGTCGGTGGCGTTGCCGTTGCAAGCCGGTGACGTCGTCACCTCGCTGACGTTCCTGTCCGGGGCGACGGCGGCGGCCACGCCGACGAACTGGTGGTTCGCCCTCTACGACACGTCGGCGACCGCGGTGCTGCTGCGGCAGACCGCCGACCAGCTGACCGCGGCGTGGGCGGCGAACACCGCGAAAACGGTGGCGCTGGCCACGGCGTACACGGTGCCGACGACGGGCGTCTATCGGGCCGCGGTCATGGTGGCCGCGGCGACGCCGCCGACGATCGCCGGCGTCAGCGTGGAGGCCGCGGCGGCGGCCGGCGCGGTGGTGTCGGGTCAGCTGATCCTGGCGCAGACCTCGGGTTCGGGGTTGACGACCACGGCCCCGGCGACGATCGCCACGCCGACGACCGTTGCGACCGTCGCGTACGCGGCTGCCACCTGACATCACACGGGCGGATGGAAGGGCGCCCCAGGTTCCGGCCCGGGGCGCCCCGCCGCAACGCACGGAAGGGATGAG